TCTTTCATTTGTTTTGTTTCGTTTTTCGTTTGAACTTTGGCGATCATCGCCTGTCTCTGCATCTCTACAGTGACTCTTTTTGCCTTCTTTGCATTGTCACTAAAAACTTTACCTAAGTCAGTTGCAACCTTAATTGTGTTCTTTAATTCTTTACTAATATCACCAATAGAACCTTTTAGATTTTTAACAAATTTGCCATTAATCTTATCAACAATTTTATCTATAGTAGTTAAAGATTTTGCAAGCTTTTCTACTGCTCTTTTTATTTGAGCGTCTTTGGCAGTAAATTCAATAGTACGGGTATAATTACCAGCCACTCCTCTCGTACCAAACAATATCTTCTATCTTACCCTTTTTGAGATCTAATAGCACGACCTGTTTGCCTTGCTTCTTGACTTCTCTCCATTTCATCATTCTGGATCTTAAAAAAAGCAGCCCAACCTATCATTTCTTCTCTTGTTAATTCTTTCGTTAATTCTTTAACCGTTTTTCCTAATTCCTTTGCTAACGAAAATAAAAAAATCCATTCTTTATTCGCTTTTCAAGTCTTTTTCTACCTCTTCCACCTCCTTATCCGAACCAGATTCAAGCATTGCCAATTGAATTTCTTGAAGGATAGAAGCCTCTACCTCTCTACGAAGGGTTGCTTTGTCTCCATCAGCGAATAATCTTTTTCCTTTTTCATCTAATGCTTTTTCTATCATCAAAGCTAAAGCGAAATCAGAGGCATCCTCTGTTTTGCCAGACTTTTTCTGGATGGATTCTCTTTCAGCAATTGTTAATGGATGCCAAAAAATAGTAAGAACAACTTCACCATCTTTTTTTACATCATGTTGGTATAACTGACTGACTCCAAATTTATTGGATAAGAGTTCAACGGCTCTCATAAAAAATTCCTTACTTTAATAGGATAATAATACTATATTAGGCGATTGCTGAAAACTGACAAGTGATGACACCCAGGCAGTGTGACTCGTCTTCATCATCAAGAACAATCCCAGGGCCAGATATTTCACTCACTCTTGGTGAGCAAGAATAAGTATCAACATAATCAGAAGCATTAATAGACGTTAAACCTGTAATAACTGACTCACTAACAGCAGCTAAAACAGATGTTCCTTTATTCTTTGGAACGTAAACTCTGCATTGAACAAATCCTGCGTAAAAAGCACTTGCAGCACCTTGAGCTTGCTGAGTAGCTTGTCCGAAATTAACTGTCATCACTATATATTTAACCGTTTTTCCTGGTCTTGTATAACCCACATTGTCATAAACCATCCTTACGGTTGGATCGACATCCTTTACTGCATCTGTAACTGCTTTTTCAAAAGCTGCTCTTGTTTTTACGAGTGTCATACTTCTAATCCCTCAATATTTATATTAGGACGTTTATCAGTAAAGATTCTATCTACTTTCTGCCTTAATCCTTCTTTAAAAGTACCTGAACCGTTAAGAATATACGCACCAACATTAGATTTAGGCGACATTAAAGCCTTTTCTGTGTATTTAGCTCTATTACCAATATAAATAGGTTGATTCAACTTGTATTTAGTAGGAACCTTAAATCTTGGAGCAATATAATCTCTGTTACCAATCCAAGGTTTGATTTTTTCTTGGTTATCTGGTGGCATCCTTGTTTTAGAGACTTGCCAACTAGAAGCAAAAAATCCAGTCTTTACAGGACTTACTTCTTTAGAAGCTAAATCACTAGCAACGGAATTAATAAATTGACTTAAATGAGCTTCAGATTGATCTTCCCAATCTTTCAATATTGCATTTTCTAACTCTTTAGTTTTCTTAAATTCTTTTTTAGCCATTAGAACCTCACCAGCAAAGTAAATAAATAAACTTGCCCACCTCTTTTTGTATCTATTTCAAGAATCTGAGCCACATGCGTTGATCCTGCATAACTTAATGTCACCTCATCCCTAAAAGTAGGTTGATGATCTCCTATTAAATCAGGCGTAACATATAACTTTGCTTGTCTTAATTCTCTTCCTTCATCTTCTTCTGATTTAATAAATTCAATAGGAACCTTTATATCAGCATAAGTTGTTGTAACTTCTAATTGTTTCCCTGCTGCTACGTTATAACTTCCTTCTGTCTTCACAGAATAAGTAATCGTAGTATCTAAAGCCGATCCAAGATCAGCAACTACGCTTTTAGCTAGAGATTTAAAAGCTGTGTCTAATGCTCCTGCCATGATTAACCTCTAACT